AGGATCTAGATTTGGCAAAAGAAGAAACTCAATTAGCTGAACTTAGATACAATACATTGAAAGATGCAGTAGATAAAGCAGCTAATGATAAACTTAACAAAGCTAGAGGAGAACTAAATGACTGATCAAACTAAACATGATATTGATCATTTGCATACAAAAAATAAATCAAGAATGCATGAGATTCGTAAAGCAGAAGATGCTATGAGTGATGCTATGGAGTCATTGTCTGTAATAGATAATGCTATATCTTGTGGATTTTTATTTGACAAACATTCTTTGATATTGCAAGAATGGGCAAAAGAATATCGTGAAGAAATAGAAAGATGTAAAATGTTTCTAGAAAATGCAGGAGAAGCTAATGGCAAATGATGGACAATGGAAAGCTTTAGTTGCTAGTAAGCAATTAGAGATTGATAAACTAAAACGTAAGATCAAAGAAATGGAGCAAGAAGATGGACTCAGAAGTTCTAAGGATCGAAAAAAGAATAAAAGGTCTGAACAGAGTAACAGCAGCGATAAATGATTTATCTATCTATGGGATATTTTATGGAAACTATCCTGAGTTAGTTAAAGTATTAGAAGCTGCTAAAGATCATTGTAAAACAGAACTTAAAAAATCTAAAGAAAGATTAGAGAGTATTAATTATCCTTCACATGATGAAGGTGCAGAAGCTGTTATACAACAGTATATGCAAAAAGGTACTTAATAAAATTCTTTTAGCTAAAAAGATAGAAGTTATTGGAACACCGATCATTGACCATTATAGAATTGGAGGTGTTTAAATAGTCCAGTCGTAGGATGGTTGCCTATGTAAAAAAATCCAATACTTCGTAAAAAATTCTAAGGTACATAAACAGGGCGAGAGATCTCAGTTAAATATGGCTGCACAACCTCGACCTTAGATACACCCATCAGGGAGACTTGGTGGGTGGTTAAATTTCTGTAATTTTAACTATCCAAGATTTAGGTATCATAGTACGATCACCAAACGTTATTGTACCATCATCTTCTTTGTCGTAACTTGCAAATAATTTTATTGACTTACGATCTTTAGAGAAGATCCAACCTTCATTAACTGGTGTAGCCAGTTTCATATTTTTAAATTCTTTATCAGATGCCCAAGCACTATCACTTACACAATCTACCCATTCAACTCTGACTTTGGTATAGGGTATATCATTAGAGTCTTTATCTCTAACTGATTTTTTTTTTTTAGTGTAACGTCTTTTTGTCATTAGCTGCCCATATATATTGTTCTATTTCATCAAAAGGTACGAGTGCTTCGCCTTCTTCTTCAAAAACTAATTGTAAGTATGTGCTATAGATAATGGCAAGTGCCATTGCATCAGCAGCTTTTAGTGTAAGTTGAGGATTTTGTTGTTTAATAAAATCACCTATAGCATCAGGTTTTACGTTCCTGAGAAATTTATCAGAGTAAGCTTTCATTCGCTTTGGAAATTTTATTATTTTAGTCATATTTACACGTACCTCTGGCGAGGATAACTTAAATAACTATTTGGGTTGCAGTAGAAAATCAATGTTTTTTTTAATCTTAGGTACAAGTTTATTATAAACATTAACCCAAAGCATAGAATCATCATAGAAAAAGTCCTTATTTTTCCACATTTCGTGGTAATGATCATAGAAAATACTACATATTGGAATAGGATCAATATCTATTTTGTTCCAAAAATCACGTTCTGACATACCACAGTTGTGTAATTGATGATGATGTTTAACACAAAGTGGTATTGTAAATTGATCACCTACTTTTTGTCCTATGCCTCTATGTTGTGCAAATTGTATATGATGTGCATTGCAGCCATTTTGTTGACATATTATACAAGGATTACTTGCTACCCATTTGAGGTATTTTTTGTCTTTTATTTTGAGTTCCTTGTCCTTTGATAGTGTTATGCACTTTTTTGTACCCATAATATATTGCCAATCTAGCTAAACCTTCATGTGTTCTATTTGATGCTTTACGTTCTGTCAATCCAAGAATGTGAGCTATTTCAATTATGCCATAATTAAACCAACAAAATAACTTCATGCATTCAGCCATTGATGGACCAATTTCATTATCACAATCTCTGACTGCACATGCAGCTCCAAGAGATGAAGTAATTAAGTCAGTACTGGAACCATCTACTCTGTCTTTTAAATAGTTTCCGGTACTGCCACCCATAAGTTCACACATTAATCTATATCTGGAACCTGCCTCATATTCTTCCATAGATATGAGTTTACGATGAAACATATACATTAGACGTGATTCTCTAATGTTTAACCAAACTTTTTTCTTGTCTCTGATAGTAGAAATAAGTTCAGGTTTTTCTATTTTACGCATATGTATTTGTATAGTTATCTTTTGCTTTATCAACAAAAGATCTAAATTTGTCATTAGTATTATACAATTTGTATAATCTAAATACACGATTTTTATTACAACAATGATGACGAGCTATAAGGCTTTTACACCCATACGCTTTCGTAGGGTGCAATAGCCAGGACAATATAATAGATAAGTTGTATAAATTATAATGTTCTTTGTCAGTTATTGCTGATTTACCTTTTAACATATCTATTGGTATGTTATAGGTAGCACTTATATATTTTTGAATATTAATAACCATGAGGAGATAATTATGAAAATTAAATATAGACATTCTGCCTCCAAGACTAATACGTTTATTGATAGTCCACCATTTTGGATTATCAATGAATTATTTGATTTTGAGTCAGAACCTAATGCAAGAATGGTAATGGGATTAGCAGCTGAGGATGCTGCACATTATGCATTATCAAACCAAATCAATGATGAAGATACTATCACAAAGAAAGCTTTTGAACAATATACGAGTGAACACAAAAGAGATCTTACAGAAAGTGAATGTGAATGGTCTGGTATCATTGCTAATAAGTTTGTTGAAAACTTAAAAGAGTTTGGTGATGTAAAATCATTTCAGAATGAAAAACAGATATCTGGTGAAAAATATGGTCTAAAGTATGATGTAATAGCTAAAACTGATTTTGAGTTTGATGAATGTATCGTAGATACAAAAGCTACAGCATATATTAGACGATTGAAAGCAGGTCATGTAGATCCTAAATGGTATCCAAAACCTGCTGATATACGTCAACAATGTCTATACAGAGATATATTTGGTAAACCTACAATGTTATTGTATTGTTCTCCCAAAGATGTCTATGTTGCAGATATGGTAGATCGTACAGATCTAGGTGATATTATCAATGCTATGAAGCATATCGAACATATACTAGAAATATGTAAAACTAAAGATGACGTTGTTCGCATATTTCCTTTGATATGCGACAACTTCAGATGGAAGGGTAGTCCTGGATCTGAGGAATTTGCTAAAGAAATCTGGACGAAAGTATTAAAATAATCTATAAATACTTATGCAAAGATTTGGTAAAATACTAAATAAAATAAACAGGAAGGTTCATATGGAAAATGAAACATTCGAATGTTCGTTTCGAAAAGCATTCGAGAAAGATGATGGTGGTGTAACTGTATACGTAACTAAAGACGATGGTACAGATATGACTATCTATGGTGAAGCTATTGGTACTCAAAGATGGCAAAAAGGTGCTAGATTGAAGATTGCAGCTCAACCAGTAAGAACAAGTAAATCAGGTAAGCAGTATCAAACTGCAAGTATGATTGAATTGTTAAGTGGTGAAGTTGCTGTACCAAATGGTGCAACACCAAGTGCTACAGGTAAAGATCCTGCTGCACAATGGAAAGAAAAATACAGATTAACTATGAGTAATTTATTATCTGCTGCTATACAATCTGGCAATGACGTAGACTTTGACAAGATTGATGGTTATGTACGTAAGATATTAAATGCTCAATATGATGGAGACGAGGCTCCATTTTAACAGAATCATTTATCTCCCTCTAGAGTTAATGATCGTTGCTGGGTGGGTGCTCCCTGCCCAGTAACAGAAAGATCTTATGGACTTAATACTTCTAAATGATGGAGTGTATAGTCTAGTACCAATCACAAAACAAATGATAGAAGGAATTGAACTCTTTACTGAGGTCAGTTGCTTTGATCTATGTGATATACTAAGACTACACTTAACAACATATTATGATGAAATAAATCGACACGTGATGAATGATGGAACAGGAGATTTTTTCGGATGCATTTGTTCAAATTAGAACTAGAAATGATGGGTATAAACACTTATAATAGGGATGATTTGGTTTTAAAATTATATAAATTATATTTAAAGGAGGATAAGAGTGATTACAGAAAAGCGATTGGAAGAATCCTTAAAATACCTAGCAGATACAGATGAAGAATCTGCAAGTGCTAATGCTAATGTTAAGTATTTAGATAGATTACTTAAACGTAAAAAAGCATTACATATAACTGGTAACAAGGAAGATAAAAGTATATCTGCAAAAGAACAAACATATTATGCTAGTGATATATATAAAGCAGCAGTAGATGAGTTGTTTGATGCAGAAGTTAAATCTAATACATTAGATAATAAAAGAGATAAAGAAGCTCTTATTATAGATTTATTTAGAACTCTTGAAGCCAGTAGGCGTAAAAATAATATATGATATATAAGTTTAAAAGATGGGTTGTCTTACCTGCGTATGCTGAGATTATTGTTTCAGCAGACTCTGATCAGGAAGCATTAAAGATAGTCCGAGCCATAGATCCACAAACTTTAAATTGGCAAGAAACAGATCCTGCTGAGCAACGAATGACCTATGAAGTCATAGATGAGAAGTCCTGAACAAAGAATGTTTCTTAATGTAATAACCCAAGCAGTGCATGACGCAGCATATAAAGGCTATGATCGTTATTATGAGTATCATCGAGATCAAGCAATAGCTTGGCTTACCAGCAATTCACAAGATTTTAGAGCTATATGTATATTAGCAGATTTAGATCCTGATTACACATATTTAAAAATGACTAAAGCTATAAAGAGTGATATAAAACAATTACGTAGAAATTATTATAAAAAACAAAAACCAGAACGAGAGAATCGTCCTGGTCGTTATAGATTGAAGTTCTAATGACTGATATAGATATGTTTAAAGATATGACTTATGATACACTTAATAAACAAGTAGATGGTAATCATTATTCAAAAATGAAAGTGCAACCTGCATATTTTATTAATGAAAATAATTTACCATTTGCCGAAGGCAATGCTATTAAATACATTTGTCGTCATAAAAATAAAGGTAAAAAGAAAGATATAGAAAAAGCTATTCACTATCTAGAAATGATTATAGAGAGAGATTATAGTGCTTGACTATGGTGCAACATTTGTTGCTCTTTCTTTCTATCGTAACGTCTTTTATTTTTAATAATTTTATTTTTAAAATGCCTGAGCTGTCTAGCAAAAGGGTTTTTTTTCTTATTTGCTTTTATCATCTAATATAAGTTTCTTGATAGATTTTTCACCCATATAGATTTCTGTTTCAGCTTTGGATATAATACATCTATACTCAGTAGAAGGTGATGCAGTTCTATTTGCTACCCTTTTACCACGTAAACATTCTGACATATTAGGTTGTATTCTATGTTCTTTTATTTCATGATCTACAATCATTAAGAGTGCTATTACTGTTTCTATCATTGATAATTTCCATTTAATTTTTTTTGTAACATATCTACCTGTTCTTTAAGGTGATCTATGTTTACTTTGTTATATCTTGATGCTTCAATTTCTTTTTCAATAGATTCTATTTGACCTGCAAGGTGTTCAATAAGCATATACATTTCAAGATTCTTTGGTTCTTGCTCAGCTTTTTTTAAAAGATCAGCTTGAAAGAGAGTATCTGAAGTTTCTAACTTATTAAGTCTTTCAACTATACCAAAATATGCCCATACACCTATAGCAACTGCTGCAACAAGTGCAATCAGATTCCTAATTGGTAGAGATACGTTTGTGTTTTCGTTTAGTTTCACCATGAAATATTGGTAATGATTTACCAGATGTATAGAAACATTTTAGACAATACTTGTATTTGTCGAATACTACATATCTGTGTAAAAGTTTTTTTTTACAAGTTTTACATTTAGAGTGGTCAATCATTTCTTTCTCATAATATCAGCACCTTTAAGACCATAGATAGCACTAACCACTCCTATAAATATAGCTTGATACCAATATGGTAAGTTCTTAAAGTATTCAAAAAACAGATCTATTCGATCACGTATCGTTGGATCGTCAGAAAAAACAGACCAGCCCAATAGAATAATAGGAATAGAAATGAGAATAAGGACAAACTCGTCTTTGTAACCTTGATCATTACTCTCAATAACTTTCGCTTTATATTCAATCTCGCCTTTCGCCATACGTTCAGCATGTACTCGCTGAGCATCTGACATTAATTGTTTTCTTAC